ATAAGGACGGGCTACCTAAGATTGTTGGTAGCTCTGCCTGGGAGTCTGAAGCTCGTAACGCGCGGCAAGCCGCGGGAAATGAGTTTCTTAACGTCGAGTTCGGCTGGAAGCCCCTACTTAATGACATTCGCAATGTTGCGCATGGTGTTAAGAATGCTGACAAACTTACACGTCAGTATATTAGGGACGCCGGTAAACCGGTTCGCAGATCTTACTCTTTTCCCACCATTCGAACTATCTCAGAAGACGTGTTTGTCGGGAACGACCAGGAATGGATCGCTCCCTATAACTCGTACTTCTATGATAGTGCCGGGGGTCAAGAAGCCTATTACATTGAAACTACTGTAATAGATCGTTGGTTCGCAGGTGCCTTTAAATATGCTCTCCCTGTCGGAACGTCCGACATAATGGGAAAGCATGTTGGCGCCGCTTCCCATCTACTGGGAATCGAACTAACTCCAGAAACTCTCTGGAATCTTGCCCCTTGGAGTTGGGCCGTTGATTGGTTTTCTAACACGGGAGATGTTGTTTCTAATCTCACGAGTTGGAGCTCCGACGGCCTGGTTATGCATTATGGTTACATGATGGAACATTCCATCGTTACACGTAACTATTACTCGAGAGGTTCGCGATTTTTGTTCGCTAACGGCTCGAGCGCACCCGATCTTCGTTTCGTAACAGAGACGAAGCAACGTGTGCGGGCAAACCCCTTTGGTTTTAACGCAACTTGGTCAGGCTTGTCGCCTGTCCAGACCGCGATCGCTGCAGCTCTCGGTCTTAGCCGGAGTTGAAGTGAGTTTGTTGTACTCACGTAAAACACCAACTGCTGACTTCGGTTAGCAGCTAAGGAGCACGCCTGTGTCATATGCAGACCCACAGACCATTACGATTGATGCTGTTACCAGTTCACTTCCACGCGTTAGCGTGGGAGAGAATCGGTCGTCGTATCGATCGAATGATGGTCTCATTACTCTCTCGGCCTCTCACCAGTACGGTAAGAGGACCCGGCGAGTTCTGCGGGTGGACGTCAGTTCACTTGCGGTTTCTGATGCCTATACTGGCCTTGGTAAGGACGAATCGATGAGTATTTATCTCGTCGCCGACCTTCCGCGGTACAGTGAGACATTCGATCCC